GTTGATGCATGCAGCCTGCCATCCGGTTTGTTTGGCTGAGCTTAACGCAGGAAGGAGAAGAGCGGCTAGGATCGCAATAATAGCTATAACAACCAGCAGTTCAATTAGAGTGAACCCTCTGGTTGCTTTCGCCGCAGTCAGGGTTTTAATTTTCATTTAGTATTCTTTTTTTGCCTCGTCTTTTTTTTGTTGTTTCTCGTACCCTTCCTCCCCTCCCTTAAATAAATACGCTAAGGATCCGTTCCTATTCAGTCGTTTCTCTATAGTTAAAGTCTTTAATCTGTCATTTGGTACAACCATTTTCGTATCCCTGTCGACCATATAAAACACCGTTCGGAAAAAACCGACGCGAACTATTCTCGCGGCTCTGCCGGAAATATAAAGCATATCGTCATTATCAAAGTCATGCCCTATAAATATCATGAGCCCTTCAACGGCTTTATGTATGACGTCTTTAAACAAGACGCCTATGAAAGCCATTAAAAAAAGCCACCCATAGACCCCTATGACGTGTTCCATTTGGCTTTTGAATTCAGGATTTACTATTTCCGGTTCCATTATTTATTTAGTCTCCACCCGTATTGATAAAGTATTTTGCTTAAAGTAGCTGAAAATTTTCTAACTTCTGTCTCCGATTTATCAAACCAGAAGGCGTGAACGACTTCCTCAATGGTCACAGAGAGCTTTCTTCTTGGTAAAAGGTTAGGCCTTATCATTATTTTTGGCTTTTTATACTCCGGACTCCAGCATAAGCCGTCTGCATCGTCATATGGAGGATTCTTCCACAAAAGGGTATATTCCTTATTGGAAGCCGTTTTGAATTTAACCTTTTTATCCATATTGATTATTACACAAGAGAACAAGGATGTAAAATATAATTATTATTTAAAATATTGTGATATTTATGTGTAATTTTGTAGTATCTACAAATGATTTCGTATTGTTATAGCTGCGGAAGCAAGATTGATCACTCGTCTTTTAATAAACCTGAAAACTGTTCCTCCTGCGGGGAATCCTTGTCGACGTGGGGTAAAAAAGACAAAAAGAAGAAGGAGAAGTCTGCAAAAAAATCCTATAAGCCTAATCCCAAAAAATCCTTGGCGGTTGAAATGGATGGTGAGGAGCTAGATGAGTTTGATGGACTTGATCACTTTTCGACTGTTATGGGGGGGATACAGCTAGATGAAGAACGTTCTTATTACAAGAATAATAATTCAGAAAGCTTAAGGAATATCATGGGTCCAGCCAATATGAAGCTAATTGAAGAAAACCCAGCAAGTGAATAAAAACCAGAGGAAGAAAGAACTTAGGTTTGAGGATTATATTGATCAGATAGACGAAGAGATAAGAAAGAGAAAGAGCAAATGGACTTTAACTTCTATTGCTTGGATGGATTTTGATGATATTTCGCAGATACTCAGAATACATATATATAAGAAATGGTCTCTATTTGATCAAGATAAACCCTTAGGCCCATGGCTTAACAGAATAATTTCTAATCAAATTAAAAACATAATTAGAAATAATTATGGAAATTATGCTAGGCCATGTTTGAAATGCGCAGCTGCAGAGCCAGACGATGGTTGCGCTATATACAAAGAACAGTGTGATGTTTGCCCTTTATTTAAAACTTGGTTAAAAAGAAAAAAAAGCGCTTATGATCTTAAGATCACGGTTCCGTTAGATAACCATACTCAGGAAATACAAAGTATATCTTCCTTAAATACTTTTGATGAATTTAATTTAGTTAAGATCCATCAAAGAATGAAAGAAGTTCTTAAGCCTGTCGAATGGAAGGTTTACTTTAACTTCTACATTAAAAATGTTAAAGAGCGTGAGATAGCCAAAATGCTAGGATTTAAAACAACAGAGAAGAACAGGTCCCCCGGATACAAACAATTAAGAAATATTCAAAAATCAATAATAAACAAATTCAAAAAATGTTTACGTGATGATGAGTTGGATTTAATACTTTAATCAAATGAACTCTCCAGAGCTGCTAGAACTTACCAATGAGCAAAAGCTCGATATTATTAACGCTTGGAATAGCAGGAAAGATGATCCCCCATCTCTTCTCGAACTTATACAGGATATAGCGGGTTTCAAGGGGAAAGACGGGAGAAGCAAGGAAGGGAGAACGGTGAAGGCTTATCTTGCTTCACGTCAATTAAAGGCGAGAGGCGCGCATGAATATCAGCCAGTAAGCAAAACGGAACTAACAGAAAGTCAAAAAGAATATATAGCTAACAATGTCCAGACGATGAACGGTGTGGAGATGGCTAAGGCAATATTTGATAACCAATCACTTACTAATCTTAATATAGAGACTAGAACGGTAAACAAATATACAAAGATTCTCAGAGAACAGGGGATTCAAACTTTTGAAGATCCTCAAGAAACCCCGACTGACAGGTACAAGCCCCCTAAAACGGATTTGAGGATGATTCAAAGAATCAACAAATATGTTCTATACGGAATAGATGAAAAGAAAATTAGTCCAAAACAAAAAAGGGATATTAGATCTATAATTGGTTATCTTCACACCTTCAGGTTCTCACATCAAATAAACGGCTATAGTAACAATACAAACAGGGAGCTTTTTGAGAGTTCTTTTGTTCGTTATACTTATGATAAAAATGATTTAACACAGGAGGAGGTGGATCAATATATACTCTTGGCCGCTGAGGTTGTAATTGCTTCAAATATTCAGGAACGAGTAGAAAGACTTCAAACCATGTTGGACGATACAGCTGACGATACTGAAGGGAGAAGGATATCAATGAGTTTAGTTGAGGCGATAAGCTCAAGGCAAACGGAATATAATCAGTGCGTAAATCGACAGCAGAAACTTCTCGAAAGTTTAAAGGAGAAGAGAAGTGCTAAGTTAAGTAAGCAAATAAATGAAACTGCAAGTATTCTTAATTTAGTTGAAATGTGGAAGGAGGAAGAATCAAGGAAGAAGATGATTCGACTTGCGGAGTTAAGGAAGAAGGTCCTCGAAAAGGAAATAGAGAAACTTAGTTCGATGGACGAGGTGAAAGCCAGAGTAATGGGTCTTTCTAGTGAAGAGGTTTTAAATGGTTAAATGTAAAATATGTGATGATAAATTTGAAAGCGAACAGGATCTTCATCCTCACCTAAGAAAACACAAAATACGAATAGCGGAATATTATCAAAAATTTTTCCCTCGTAGAGATCTTTTTTCTGGAGACCTAATTAAGTTCAAAAATAAAGATTATTATTTTTCAACTGATTTTAATTCTAGGCCAAATATGAAAAGATGGCTCAACGAGCAGTCTTCGGAGGGAGCAAGGGAATACACAAAGCTCTTACTTAAAGGAAGAGTAGAGAGAAAAAAATTAAAATATTCCCCAACCCAAGTAGAGCTGAGAACCGTCATGTTTCCCCCCATTCAATGTCTACATTTAATTCACGGGGACTATCATAAATTTTGTTCTGAATTGAATTTAAAAAATAGATTTTCCAATACCCTTCCTTTGTCTAAAAACTGTCTCTCAGAAAAGATCTCGAAGGAACATTTAATTTGTGTTGATACGAGAGAACAACGCCCCCTTAAGTTTAGTCACCCAATAGAAGTAAGGACCTTAAAGTTCGGAGATTATACCTTAGATGATCCAGAAGTCGCTAATAACTGCTACATAGAAAGAAAGTCCTTGAGTGATTTTATAGGAACGATGAGTGGGGGCTTAAGCAGGTTCCATAAAGAAATTCAAAAAGCTGAAGATGCTGGAGCTTACGTGGTTGTTTTAGTAGAGAGGAGCTTGAATGAGTGCAGCGCTTTTAACAGACTTCCCTATGTGTCAAAAAAAATAAAAGCTACTCCTGAGTATATATTTAGAAATGTGAGGGAAGTGATTCAGAAGTATAAGTCTGTTCAGTTTTTATTTGTCAAGGGAAGAAGGGAAGCGTCAGAGATAACCAAGAAGATTCTCTTCTCTAAAGGTAAGTGTAGAGACATTGACTTACAGTTGGCGTATGATCTGAAATTATTGTAATGTGGTATTGTCCTGAAAAATATAAACAAAAGAAAGTCCCCAATATCAATGAGGAACTTCTTGGCATTGACGGCATCTTAGAAAATAAGGAGGCGAAGATAACTCTTGCTAAATTTTTAAGATCTAACTTGGGGTTCACCACAGAACTTATTTCAGGGATCAAGTTGGCGGCCTATCAAGAGATAACCCTTAAGGCTTTTTTCAATAGGAATTTCAATATGTGCATCTGGGGAAGAGGCTGCGGAAAATCATTCATTGCTGCGGTCTACTGTTTTTTACAATGCGTCTTCGTCCCAAATACAAAAATACTCATAGCCGGACCAACTTTCAGAACGGCGAGGTTTATATTTAATAATTTGGAAAAGATAGTCCAAGGAAAGGGCGCAGAACTTTTGCTGCAATGTTTCGGAGCCAAGACGAGAAGGAACGATCAGTTTGAATGGCTTATAAATGGTGGAAGCATCACTGCGATCCCCTTGAGTGGAGAAAAGATCCGTGGTTTCAGAGCTAACGTTTTGGTGTTGGACGAATACCTGCTCCTTCCAGAGGAAATAATAAAGACAGTGCTTATGCCTTTTTTGGTAGCTCCTCAAGATATACATGAGAGAATTAGTATAAGGGAAGCTGAAGATAAACTGATAGAGAGCGGAGATATGAAAGAAGAAGAGAGAATTAAATTTGAAAATAATTCAAAAATGATAGCTCTTTCATCTGCTTCATATACATTTGAAAACTGTTATAAAGTATATAAGGATTGGATAGGAAAAATAGAATCAAAGAAAGATGATTTAAGATCTAGTTATTTTGTATCCCAATTGGGGTACGAAGCTCTGCCTGAAGAAATGATTGATAAGACAATTATTGATGAGGCCGCTAGTGGGGGTTCGTCTCATTCATCTTTTCAACGGGAGTACTGTGCTCGCTTCACTGACGGAAGTGACAGTTATTTTAGTGCCGTGAAGATGGAGGCATGCACGCTTAAAATTGATGAAAGGCCTCATACTGTTCTACAGGGGAAGTCTGAGAAAAAATATGTATTGGGGGTCGACCCTAACTTAAGCGACAGTCCAAGCGCTGATTACTTTGCGATAGCTGTTATGGAAATTGATGAAGATACGGGACACGGAACTTTGGTTCATAGTTATCAGGGACTTGGCAGCTTAAGTAAACATGTAAAATATTTGACTTATTTGTTGGATATGTTTAATGTTGTATTTATATGCATTGATAATGCGGGAGCTGATGTTTTCGTTGATACCTGCAATGAGTCTGCGGAGTTTAAAAAATTAAATTATAATCTTAAAGAGCTGGATTTCAACACGGATAAGGAGGGGGATGATTATGTTAAAATGCTCAAGGAGACAAAGCTCCAATACAACCTAGAGGACAAAAAAATAGTCTTCAAGCAGGTGTTCACAAGTAACTTCATCAGGCGAGGCAATGAGCATCTTCAGGCCTGTATCGATTATAAGAAAGTTTGGTTTGCGTCTAGAACTGCGGCAAATGAGAGCTTTTTTAATGAAGTCATAAATACAAAACTCC